TTTAAATTTCTTTTTATAACCTTCGTAAAATCTTTCTCTAGATTTAGTTAAGTCTTTTATCTCATTGTTTTTTCTATAATTATCATTATAATACTTAAACATGCCTGCAGTATCTGTAATTTCTGGTATTACTTCAGGAGATCTACCATATACCATTCGCATTGCTTCTACAGCTGCTTCAGCATTATCAGAATTTAATTCTTTTTTAAACTCTTTTTTAGTTGTAGGTAATCCTAACTTTTTAAATCTTTCAAAATATTTTTTTTGAGTTGAGCTATAACCTTGTTTTTTACCGTCTTCATCTACTCTTTCATCAAATAAATCATTTAACATTATTGGATCAATAGATGCTTGTGAGTTTGTATAATTTCTCCCATAAGCTTCAGGATTATATCCCATACTGTTTTCCATGTAATTAGTTACTTCTAACAATTTTTTTTCTTTACTGTTAGTAGATACATTAGATATAGCTGAACTTAATTCTCTTCGTCTTTGTCCTTCAGTCTTTTTTCCTCCATCAGTATACTTAGATATATAAGTTCTTGGACCTCCAGTTTGTTTCCAGCCCATATTTTTGACATTTTTTCTTAGCTTATTAACATAATCGTCTACTTCGGCTGATTTATGTTCTCCTCCTCTTTCGTATTCTATCATGTCAGATACTCTATACATACCACCAGTTTGATACGAACTTGCATCTGAAACAACACCAGAAACATTTTCACCCATAGGATTATTAGCCATTCCTGGAGG